GGCAACCAACTCATATGACGACGGAAGTCAGACTTGGCGCAGCGAACCCGAGCTAGCTCAGAAGATTCATCAAGCTCATGAGATGAACAAAGGCTATATGCATGCAAAATGGTCACCAGCGTGGCAAGGACACGTCGAAGGGGAAGTTCATGAGACACCTTTTAATATCCCTAGTTTGCCTATTGACTTTACAACGTATGATTTAGAGTTTGTCCGTAGTAAAACTTTAGGATTCTGAACAGTATAATGGTTTTATATTGATACAGCCTCATGCCTTTTTACTCCTCTTATACAACTTACAGTAGGTTGATTAATGATCTTAAGTTGATCATTGATTCTAGAGGAGTTTCGTCTTTTAAACTCAGTAAACTTGCCGATCTGTCGCCTACGACGACTCGCAAAATTTACTATGACGATAAATATATACCTTCGCCAGATGTTATTGAGCGAATATGTATTACATTGGACATTACACCTGGCGATTTGTTGAAAATTCTGCCTACAATAGAGGAATCAGTAGTGGTGTGCTCAGGTGTTTTCGCCTCAGGAATATCAATTAGCAGCTAAGGTACTCGGTTTACCGGTTCCTTGTACAGCGGCGGAGCAAGCAGCAGCTGCTCCTATGACCGCCATGGTCTTGAAGAACTTTGGGAGGGCAATGCCCCCCGCTCCTGGGTTTGAAGATCGGGATGGCGTACAAATGGGCGCCACACGGTCTTTGAATGCACTACCTAACACCACTCAACCTGAATATAAAGGTCAACTGATGCATCGGTTACAAGCCGGTGTGGTTGATGAGCCGCAAGATGAAGAGATTCAGCATCTAATTGAACTGATAACACATGATCCACAAATTGCTGAACTATTTTTAAACTTTATTCATAATTTAGAACAACAAAGTGACGAACATATGGACATGTTGAGTGCTCAGCGGCCTGCTGAGTATGATATGCCTAATTATGGCAGCAACTATTCTATGTTGAATGCCCCAACTAATTCTTCGATTCCGCCTTCACAGCGGTATCAGGAGTTGGCTCTATGAATCTTAGGCAACACCAATTAGCTGAAAGAGATGTTCGTAATGAAAGTCCGGAAATTAATCCGACTTTTTTCTTGCAATCATATTTAAAGTCTAATTTTCCTCAAACTGTGGCACATCCATCTCCCGAACAACAAAAATACGGGGTGTTCCCGCAACAAGACTCTAAGGGTATAGAATATAGCAAGAAGCCTTTATTTGGCACGTCATACGATAATCCCGCAAGCTCCTGATGACTGCTACTCCCCTTCTTGTTTCTTCTGCAAATGCCCTAGCTCCGCTTGTCGGTGTTGAAGCAGCTACAGCTGCTGGTGGTGGTAATGCATTAAATCAAATAATGCAGCTGCTTCTAGCTCAAACTGCAGCTAGCGTTACAGATCAAGCGGTTCGATCCGGTCTAGGAGCTACTGCTGCTGCTACAGCTCCCAGTGATTATTCTACAGCGTCTGTCGGCCCTAGTAAAAGTAGTTATTTTTTAGGTAGCGCTCCGTATATTGCTAGAGAACAATACGAAAGTGCTGAAAATTTTAAACGAGGTGTACTTCGTAAATTAGGAATAGATATTCCAAATGTAACGTCAACATCAGATGTATATGCAGAATTACGTCGAAGTGCTGAGGAACAAGCCACTAGTCTTTCTCGTCGAGAACAAGAACTTGCACGGGTAAAGGGGGAGATTGCGTACCATCAAGCACAAATGGAGCGCCAGTACGATCAAGCTATTGCCGGTCTACAAGGGCAGTACAAAGTTGAAAATACTAAACAAGAACAGATTGGTCAAATTGAAAAACAACGAGTAGCTTCTGAATATGGTGCGGCGGGAGGAATGCTTAATTCCGCCATTACTAATGTGTTCTCGCAAGTACCATATTCCGATAGTCCTATTCTTCGTCAAATCGCTGTTCCTGTGTAATCATGGCTGACCCTATTGACGCTAATCTCAATTTAAATCAGTACATCCGAGATATGACTCACGGATTTCCTGGTTTTCCTGTCGATCCAACATCACCATTTAAGTGGGTTAAATCTGCGTGGGATGCGGCTATTCCTGATATTCCTGAAGTAGGTCAGGCAAAAAGAGGTTCAAATAATGAAATATTGTTGTATTCAGGTGATAAAACTGGGTGGCAAAGTCCTCAGTTTTATTTAGATAAATATGGGGCGTTACCTGCACGTATGCAGGGTAACTTAAACCCGGATGTTCGGCGCCCTGTTGTAGAATCTCCCAAAACACCTGAACTTCCTCCTAGTGCTGATAAAAAGCCTGACAGTTCTACACTTCCTCCTGGTAATAACAATCCGTCTTTGCCTGGGTTTGACCCAGCTGTTCAAGATAAGATCGGACCTTTCTCAACAAATCCCAGTACAAACATAGGTAAAGAAACAGCTAATTCCAACCTTGATTTACGTGATCTTATACGAGAAACAAACGACCGCATGGCGGCTGCTCAAGCAGCAAACTGGGAGCGGATGCAGGTTGCCGGTGAAACAGCACAACGCTCAGCGATGGAGAAATCGCAACTGTTAAGTGATCGTAAGATTCAGGAAGCAAATATTGATGCTTGGTGGCGTGTAACTCAAGCCAAGATAACTACGAATGCTGCTATTGCTGCTGCAAATGCTGCAGCTATGACAGCGGCACAACGACCCGACGCGGGTTATATGAATGCAGCTGCTCAATTATTCCAAGCCTCAGCTGCGCCTTATGCAAGAGCTGCTGCTAGAGTAGGTTAACTTATGTCCCAAGCACCAACAGGCGGTGGCGGTATGGATCCTTTAACTTCTTTAGCTATTGGTGGTGCAATAAGTGGAATTGGTGCTGTTGCAAATAATTTAACTAAACCTAAAGAACCAAAAGTTGATACTTCGGCTGACTTTTATGCCCAAATTTTTGGGCCTATGTTTGGCGGCGCAAATCAAAGTTTAAGTTATGCAGCAACTCAAGCACAGATAGAAGCTGGTAAAGCCGCAGGGCTCCAGGCTATGGAGGCCGGAGCAGAAACAAATGCTCAATTGGGGGTGGTTGGAGAAGCTATTGACAAAGAACGCACTGCAAGTAATCTTCAAGCTGGAATTGCGGGGCAATCTGCTGGGGCAGCGTTAGGTTTAGAAGAATCAGCAGGTAAAGGCAAACTAGCTACCGAATTACAACCTGTTCAAACCGCAGGAGAGTTAGCCAAATCTTATGCTGATGCTGCTGGTAAAATATCTCAGCAAGGTACTTTAAGTCTTGGGGATATAGCAGGAAAAGAAGTTTCCGGTACGCAAGCATTAGGTCAACAAGGTATTCAAGCTCAGCAAGGTATAGCTGAAAAGACTATTGGTGCAGCTAGTGAGCAAGGAACTGCAGCCCAACAAGGGACTAGTTTACTTGCAAATACACTGCAACAGGGAACTACTGAACTTGAAAAAACAACTCTGGCTGGTCAAAAAGATCTGTATTTACCCACAGCAACTGGGTTGGCGCAAGCAGGGATGGCTGCTCTGGCTGGGGAAAATGCGTTGGCACAAGACATTGCTAAGACAAATTTAAGAATTAAAGAAAACCAAGAATCTACACGAAATCAAATTGCCTTGGATCGTGCTAGAAATGAAGGTTTACAATCTAACAGACGGCAAGGTGCTCTATTTGCAATGCAAGGTCACCGCATGTTTGCTTGATGACAACAACTATTGAAGCCGATACAACTGTAGCCAGTTGGTTAAGTTCGTTAGAAAAAGTTCAGAAAGATTCTTTCATACACTACGCTAAAAACGCGACAAGTGATGTAGAATCTTATCTTTTTGCAAGGTTTTTACAACCTTCGTATCAAGGTAGTATTGCCGATCTGACAGCGTGGATTCAAGAAAAATACCCAAAAGAAGATTTGCGCAAGGTCCTACTAATAGAAATAGATGAACTCAGAAACGATATAACGCAGGTGCGCAATATGACACTAAACAATATGTTGGATTATGCCACAGCGGCTACAAAAATTTCGTCTTTACAAAAAGAATTACGCTCCCATATTCAAACGGTGCGAGCAATTACAGACGGGTTAGATCGCCGTGGATTATTGCTAGCTGGTGCAGACCGGTGCTTACGTGAACTTTCTAATACCTTCCAAGATCAGCCCACCATCTTGTCTTTGTTAGAAGATGCTGGGCTGATTGTTTGGTCTACTCTAGAACGCGAAGAGAAGTCCTAATACGCTTTTACAAGCTTCTTAAGCACTTCGTTTATCGGGCACCTGAAGATACCCATAAAAGCATCGTTCACACCTAAGGACATAGCGAGTTCTTCGCCGTCTAGAGTAGCGCCGAATGGCAAAATTACAGCAGGTTGATTGGACACTGGATTGCCCACGTAGTCCGTCCAGGTAATTAAGGTATCCTCTAGAGAACCTGTGAACAACGGTTGTGGGGTTATATGAGTAATTTCTGTAAACTCTTCATCTGTCGTAAATGCACTAAGATGATAAACTAGATACGGGTTACCTAGATCATTATATGTCATGTGTTTCCAATGATAAAATATAAGTTGCTCAGAACCAATTAATAACGGGGGCAACGAACAAAACGTAGGAGCCCCTTGAGTTACGGAATTTAAGATATCACTGTCTACATGAATTGCGGGCAACCCTTCCCGTTCGATCACTAACGGGCGTATTGAATACAAACAATGCAGCAGATCTCGATGCGGGAAAAAACACCAATTTTTTTCTGTTTCTCCTTTAGTTAAATTTTTACCTATAGGAGGGAACGCTGTCTGTACAGCATCACCCAATTCGTTTACGTAGCAGACTGCTACCTTTGGGGTATCGAACAGCTTCCGTCCTCTTTGGTCATACTTGCTGGCATATTTGGAAGTAACAAACTGTACGTACAAGTTATCGTCTGGACCTTTAAATAAACGAGGATCTTCGTAACTAAGTCGGTGCGGCGTGGAGCGTAGTTTCTTAGCCCCGAGAACGGTGCAATCGTCCACTAATTGCCCGAGATAAATATCTGTATGAGCATTATTTAAATAAAAGTAATTGTTGTCGTACCTGAACCCAAATGGCTCGGCTTGTGACCTCCACGCTATGAAGGTTTGGTCGTTGTGGTTCAGCATTGAAGGACTGAAGTTACCAACGCTGTCTTTCGGCAACCCGTGGAGAATACGTTTAAACTGCCCATTCAGAGCTTCAGCTTGCCTGTAAACGCTGGGAACTCCTTTAAACTCTTTTTTGATTGGAAGAACAACGTCTGAGTTGACGTGACGGAAGCGATGTGTCGTTTGCATATCAAGCGAGAAGATCGTTAATGGCTTTAATGAATCCCATCGAGACGGACTCCCAACGGTATTCTGGTCGTTGTGTCACGGCATAGCAGGCTTCTGCTACTTCTTCGTACAAGTCTTCTTCGTCGTACAGAGCTGTAAGTATTTCAACTGTGTGATCCGTACTGACTAGACCACGTTCTACCCCCAGGTCTTTGTCTGTAACCCACGTTGCTACGTCAATTAACAGACCAGCTTCTTCCCAGATATCTTTACATGCCGTGTGATTTGGTACAACTTGAGGCTTTCTGCAACTTGCATGCTCAAAACTCACAAGACCCCAACCTTCGCCATCTGCTGTGTTGAGTCCTACATCGCAAGCGTTATATATAGTATTCAGCAGTTCGTCCGGCGGAGCGGCAATATAGTTGATTTCGTTTGAAGTCAAGATTAGTCGTTGTTTGTCGTCTAGCCCCAGGCGCCCCATCTCCCGTTTAAACAGAGCTGTGATATCCCAACCAAGATCCTTAGTCCCCATGTGGAGATAAAGCATTGTATCTGGTTTATCTACAGCAAATTCTGCAAACGCTTTAATCGTTAAATCGATCCGTTTCCGTGGTTGGTTTCTGTTTCCGTTAAATATGATAAATCTATCTTGAGGCAACCCTAGAGCTGTTCTTGCTTGCTCCCTCGGCATTGGATTGAACTTAGAGATGTCTACGCCGTGCGGCAGAACCCCTAACTTACTGGGTTTAATATTGTGTTTAAGTATACGATGCGCACAGTTGATTGTAAACGTTATAGCAATATCCCAATACGGAATATTTCTCAACATATCGGGGTAATAATACTCGCTGTCTATAGGGAAATACGCAATAAATTTAAATTTATACTGATCTTTAAGAAACTGAATCCGTTCCCAGACTTGGTTAACAATCCAAATATCGTTTAAACATATAAAAATGTCCGGTTTGATTTTATCGATTAGTTCAGGCAACCGTGGGATACCAAAACGATCAGGGCACGACAAATTTGATGCCGGATAAATTTTATAAGGAAGATCGTGGGGGTCTCCGTTATAGTTAATACCAACAACTTCTACTTCATGTTCCTTCTGTAGATGTTCTAGTATGCTGGCGGTTACTCGACCAAATCCTGTATTTGAACATGCATCCCCGTACCAGAGCACTTTTGCCACTTTGTCAGTAAGCTTGGAGTACGATCACTATAGCAACATTGTCAGCTTACTGATATGCCTAGTCGGGAAACTTTCGCTTATCGCCGTAAAGCTCAGTTAAATGCTGCGCGAGCTGTTGAGGTAACGGAAAAAGAAGATAATTCTATATACGCTAAAGCTGCTAATGACTTCCCTACTTTCTGTGTGCTTATGGATAAAGCTCCTGCTCCTCATATGATGGAGTGGCACAGGCATTTGATCACAGGAGAAAGCAATAGATACTTGTTAGATATAGCTGGAGCTAATCTTGATATTCTAAGTCCCCGAGGTAGTGCTAAAAGCACGGTGTTAAACTTGTTTACTGCATGGGCTATAGGTAGACATACGTCAGCCCAGATGCCTCTACAAATTATATATTGTTCATATAACATAGCAACAGCTATACCTAAAAGCCGAATTATTAAACAACTGATTGATAACACGACGTTTAAACGTATATTCCCTCGTGTTCGTTTAAAGCCAGGAATGCAATCGGATATTGGTTGGGCTGTTGACTTTGAGTATGCCGGAATTCCACGGGTTGGTGATGAAGAATATACGCTCAGAGCTGCTGGGTTGCGCGGTTCAATTACGTCAAAACGCGCACACTTATGTCTGACGGGTGATACACTAGTTTTAACTGATCAAGGCGAACAGCCAATTGAAAAAATTTATGCAGACCCCGGATGTTTCCGAATTGCTGTCAAAAACTCAAAAACCAATCAAGTTGATTGGAGCAACGTGGCAGCAGTTACACGACGTTGTTCCTCAGAAATTGTTCACATTAGAACAACAAATAACTGTTATATTTCCGCAACTCCCGAGCACCCTTTCCTTACGACAGACCAAAGGTACGAATGGGCGGGAGATATTAGTGCAGGGCAAACCCTTGTCGGAATATCCTCCTGCGCATCAGCTGAAAGTCTGTCTAGGTTGCGGTCAGAAAAAACAACACACTCAAAGACTTTGTACAAATTGTTGGCAAAAAGTAGGAAAATTTCAAGTAGAGATTCAATGTCCTTGTTGTCAAGAGATATTTACAGTTATGTCGTCCCGTTTAGCTCAAAGGCTAAACACCGAACAGAAAACTCTGTGTTGTTCCAGGACTTGTGCGGGGGAAATGAAACGAACTTTAAAACCTCAAACGTGTCTGTATTGCAACAAAAAATTTCTGCCAACGTCGCACTTAACAAAGTTCTGTTCCCGTCAGTGTGCAGATTTGAATCATTCCAAAAAAATGACCGGCACGGGCAATGCAAATTATCAGCATGGGGGTTATATAGGAGACTTCAAGAAACTGAGAAAGATAGTTTTAAATCGGGACAATTTTACGTGTGTCGGATGCAATACGAAGGAAAAGAAGTTATCTATAAACGACGGAACAGTTCGGACAAATTTGTGTGTTCATCATATAGATCACGATCGGGCGAACAACACTCTTTGCAATCTTGTAACTCTTTGTCGTCAGTGCCACGTGGCTCATCATCAAATCACAGACAGAGCTGGGAGACCCTCACCGTTTCCGGAGTTGAAAGAGTTAGCAACGGAACGCACATCGTTTACGACCTTGAACTAGATCATACAGATCATAATTTTATTGCAAATGGGTTTGTTGTAAGCAATTGTTTAGTCGATGACCCTATAAAATCTTCGGCGGAACTACGTAATCCGACTATTCGGGAAGAAATGAATAATAACTGGTCGTCTGTTATAGCTCCGATTATTTTTGATGGCGGTCGGGCTATTTGTCTAGGTACTCGATTCCATCCTTTAGACATTCATAAAACTATGTTCTCCCCTTCTAAAGGTTGGAATCAAGTCTCTCAAGAAGCCCTAACGTATAACAATAAAGGAGAGCCTGTAAGCTATTGGCCTGAGCAGTGGTCTGTTGATTATTTATTACAGACAAAAGAACTAGATCCTGTTGCATTTGCGTTCCAGTACCAACAACAACCTGTCTTAACGTCGGACCTAATTGTGTCTCCCGATCTTCTTGTCCGGGCTGACGTTGAGATGGAGTTTGATTCCCTAGCTGTAGGAATTGATTTGTCTGCTAGTGCTAAAGAAACTAGCGACTACACGGCATTTGTTTTGGGTGGACGACTTAAAGATAAGTACTACATTATTGATGCACACCAATGCCGTTCCGTAGGAAATTTAGAGAAGATAGATTTACTGTGTGAGATGTTACTTGAATGGGGAATTTTAACTTTTGAGAACGACACGTATTTTCCGACTTATTCGACGATCACGCTGGTAGTTGAGTCAGTTGCTTATCAAGCAAGTTTGTCCGCTGATTTAAAACGGGTACTTTTAAATGATCGTGGATTGTCAAATATCCATATACATGAGGTATCCGGTTTTAGAGGAGATAAAGTTGCCCGTTTCCGAGGAACCTTGGGATTGCTTGAAAACAGAAAGATAACATTTAATCGGTATCGTAAATTTGATGCGTTATTTGAGCAGATTATAAATGTGGGATCTACGTCCCATGACGACTTACTCGATGCTTATACACACTTAATAACCTTTTTACAAAGGCGGGGCAGTTTTTCGATAGAGTACTAAAGGGGCTCTTACGACATGTCGAAAAAGCTGTGGATCGCCATTACGGCCAACAATCCTTTACAGCGGGTAGATCCTCTACTCACTGTGTTGCGAGGCTATGCCGACTTTCCTTGTGATATTTATGTAAAGATTTATATCGATTATGCGTCTCAAAACGACGTAGATACTCTATATGGAATATTAGAAGAATTTAAAGGATTGAATATTGAGATAAAAGTTGCAAGTCCAGGGTACCACGGGTGGTATTTAACCTGGGCGCACAAAACAGATTTAGCTCTAGCGATTCTTAATAGAGAAGCCGATTACTATATCTATTCTGAAAATGACATGTTACTTACGTATGAAAATTTTAAATACTACCTTAAGTGGAAACCTGTTTTAAGCAAGTACCAACTTGAGCCAGGTTTTGTCAGGTACGAGCAAAAGCAACATAAGAAAGTACCGTTTGATAATTATTATGTGTATTCGCTGACAAAAGAAACACCCAACGTGTGGGACACCCGTGGATTTACTGTGCCAAATGTACTTGTAGTTGACTATGACGTTGACTTTTTTGTGCAGTTAGCTAACCCGTATTACGGGGCAATGATTCTAGATCAAGCGGATGGCGAAGTTTACATACGTTCAGATAGTTATGATCCTGAAAAAAGTTATGCAAAAGTAGGGGTGCGTAACTGGCCTATTGCCGATCGAAGTTCAATGGGGCTGACATTTGAAAATCCACCGTTTAACTTTGAACACAGGCGATGTGTGCCAGTTAAGAAAAAACAAGATAACTACGAGATTTTGCCGTGTGGTTTAGTGCTGCACGAAGGCACTAAATATTCGGATCTTATACCGTGTTCTGTTGACTCTTTAATATCTTGCGATAGGATGCTTACGTTGTAGGTTTATGTGAGCTTAACTTATGGGTGACGTACGTCCGGATTATTACAAAAAAGATGGTTTAGAATGTTATGATTTTCAACGAGCATCTACCGGTTTAGTTAAATTTCAAGGTTATTTAGAGAATTGCATATATAAATATTTGTGGAGGTGGGAAGACAAAAACGGTAAAGAAGATTTGCAGAAAGCTCAGGTTTATCTAGCTAAGCTTATAGAAACACTTGAGTAGACATGGACGTACGTGCTTTTGGCAGTTATTATGGACAAACAGCAGTTCTTTCTTACGCTAGCGGACTTGCTTTGTCTCCTAGCGGGCAGTCTTTTAACTTTCCCGCTTGCCGCGCTGTTCTTATCAATGGCGGTACTAGCAACCAAGATTTACAAGTATTTTTTACAGACGGTACTCACACACCGGTAACGCTAAAAAAAGTCCCAGCCGGTTCTATCTTACCGATCTCTATTACGGCTATTAGTGGGGCTGCCACCACGGTGGGTGACGTTGTAATCCTGTACTGAGTCCTTTACTTTTTTATAACACAATGTCTTACTCTGCTTTTGTAGACGCTCTTAGTCCAGGTAGAACCTTTAGCGATCGAGCCGGTTTACCTACAACAAGTAGTTTGATCAAGGAGATAAGTACACCTTCAACTATTTCTAAGGAACTTCAAGAAAGTGTTATGGATATAACTAAAAATGAGCTTATACAAAAAGCTTTAGCGATGCAAGTTCCAGTTGCCGGTAGACAACCAGACCTGTATAAGGTTCTTAATAGACAAATTCAAATTTAGTTAACTTTGTTTATTTTTATCAAGTATCCTTTAAGAGAGGCACAAAACCATGGATAACCCATTTAAGCAAGCGCACGGATTTTTTTCCGAGGCATATGCCATGCAGGAAGAAGCTGCGCAAGACCAGACCAGAAATCAGCGACAGGTAGACAGCCCTCAGAGGCATGATTATTTTCCTACTCGGAGGGAAGCGTATAATCCAAATTCTCCTGCACACAACTCACATAGGTTTATGGAAGATCTTAAACGAGGTCTTTTAGAGCATGCTGCTCGTAAACGTGTGGCCGGTAATAACACGGAATTTAAGGCCGGTGGTGGAGTACCTGTCGAATCAGTGCTACCATCATAGTGACAGCCTGCAACGGGTAAATGCTTTACGACTGTTTTTTATATTTTGACGAAAAAGAACTCTTAGAACTAAGGGTAAATCTGCTAAAAGATATAGTTGACGGATTTATTATTACGGACGGAAATCTGACGTTTAAAGGGGATCCTAAACCTTTTACATGTTTAGATACAATTCGGGAACTTGGATTGCCGGAAGAAAAAATCCAAGTACTCCATGTCGAACTGCCCCCAAAAGAGGTAGCTCTTAATCCTTGGGTACGAGAGTACGCACAACGCGATGCTTTAGCTGTGGGCATGCGCCTCACTCCCCCGGATTCAGTCTTCTTTTTTAGTGACGTTGACGAAATTCCGAAACCCGAGGCTCTTTTACAAGCTGTACAGGTAGCCAAAGAAAACCCAGACCGGTGTGTGCGACTTTCTATGCCTATGTTCTACGGTCGCGCAGATCTACGAGTTATGGATCCTAACGGAGATCCTGTTAAACCTCCCAATAATTGGACTTGCGGTACTGTTGTACTATATGATCACCTTGAGGAGACTCCTTCGCAAATTCGTATGAAGGACAACGGTTTAGTCGTAGGAGAATGTGACGCTGGTTGGCATTTTTCGTGGATGGGGGATTCCGCCAGAATGAAACGAAAGCTTACTTCGTTCTCTCATTGTTATGATGAGATACCCAACGCACATGCTCCTGCTTATAGTCAAGAAATGTTGGATTACTTGGATACGTATAAGGCTCAAGCTGGAGGAACTGATCCTTTGGGCCGAGGAGATCATGTACTAGTTCCGTATCCACATGAACTACTTCCGTCTGAATTGTTTAAACTAGATGGAGTTAGGAAGTATTTGCTGCCCGATGACTAACCGCGCATCCGAAGAAGCCCGCGAGCGTTTCTCTAAAAAATCCCACGACGAAGATGAGCGTGGGGAACGTAACGAAGGAAATAAAGAGGCTCGTATGGAGGCTCTCCGTAAAGCACGTAAGGCCAAGCAAATGCGTAAGAAAGGCTGATTCAGCCTGTAGATTAAATTCGTTTCTGAACTACCGGTATGGCCGACACGCTCGGGGTTCGTCAAAGATTTCAAGAAATTCTTGAAGCTTCGCGGACCCAGGATAGATCTAAGCAAGCAACTACGTTAGTCGTACTTAGTCATATTCAGCAGATGACTCTGTTGATGATTAAGAAAGGGCTTACTTTTTATTGCGAACAAGACACGTATCGGTCTAGGTCGAGATTCATTGACGATCTTCTTACCTTAAATAAATTCGATATTAGACTTCCGTCTATTATTAGGAACTTTTTAATTGATGGTTGCGGCCTCTTTTACTTTCGCCCTGACCCTAAGTTAAAGTATCAAATTTATTTTTTCCCCAAGGATCAATATCGTGTGTATCACGATGTAAATGGGAATATTGAAGAAGTTGTTATTATTTATAAATATAAAGTTCGTAACTCCAATCTTGGATTACCTTCTGAAATCTCAGGTCTGAACGAAAGGTACGTCCGGATTTCTATAACAGATTCAAAGATTGCCGAATTTGAATCCAACACAGAACTAAGTTTTGATTTAGAACCAGGCGGTGTAATGACTGCCAATAATTCCAGGGAAAATACCCTAGGTTTTATTCCCGCCGTGGAGGTTTTAAACAAACCTGACAGTAGCGGCACCTCTGGTGAAGGTGAGTTTGAACCTTTTATGGAGCAGATTGTTTTACACGATACACTTATTTCTAATATTGCTAAAAATATCGAGTTCTTTGGTAATCCGACTCTGATCAGTTCCCGCCCACGTAGTGATCTGGTCGAAGCTAGTGATTCTGATCGCACCTTCCGTCCGACCATCAGTAGCCAGAGTGGGTTTGGTGGTAGGGACACTCCCTCAACTCGTGTTAGTGAACCTTTTGGTTCGCATGGGATGATCGGCGGTTTGCGTGTTCCTCGGATTATTGCAAATGTCGAACCTTCCGATCGGGTTGGTTACATGACACCAGACCCCGTTAACGGGGATATGAATCGTTGGGCACTTCTTCTTCGGGAAGAACTTCGTACAGCTCTTGGCGGTGTGGATGAAATTTCGGTTTCTGCCGGGGCTACTGCGACAGAAATTAAAGGTC